GCTGCGGGGAGGGCGCGAATCGGGGGCGGCGGGGAGGGGGTCCGCGTGGGAGCGAAGCGGAGACGTGGGGGGAGGGTTTACCCAGGGGGCTGGTCAGTGAGACCAGCCCTAGTGCACTAAAAGGGCCCCCCTCAGTGAGAGGGGGGCCTAGTGGGTAGGGGGAAGGAGAGCCGGGTCTAGCGACCCGGCGACAGGTTAGCACGCGCTGTCAAGGGGTGCCCCCCGGGGTCCGCTTCATTAGTTCCCCTGGCCCCACGCCGGGGGTTCTCAGGACTGCGATTCACCCGGGGGGCGGGGGGACCGGGGCCCCCAGACGGGGGGGGCCAGGGGCCCCGGCGACTGGGGACGTTACACCGAGTCGAGTTGGGCGACCGGGATGCCCTTGGCGTCGGGCTTGCCCTCGACGTAGAAGAAACCCTCCTCGGTGTCCTCGACGTAGACGACGACGGCGCCGTGCGCCTCCAGGTTCCGCAGCCAAGCGTCCAGGCGGGCGTCCGACTCGGCGGAGTTGGTGATTCCGGCGCGGCGCCGGCCCAGGAGGCGGAGCATCCGTGCGGCGTAGTGCGTCTGGTGCTCCTGACGCACTCTCCACGGCAATTCCTCGGGGTACTTCTTAGCGTGGTCCGAATCACCGGCCCGGTGCAATGCAGCGCTGACGGTACTGCGGCTCACCTGGTGACCGGTCTCGCGGGAAAGGAGCGTAGCGATCTGAGCGTGGGTCATTCCCTGGTCGCGTAGCTGTCGTAGACGGCTTACTGGAGGCAGGATTCTGGCAGGCATGTAAAGAAGCATGACGCAACTCTGCGCCAAAGGCAAACTGCCATTACCCAGGTGGGTGGTTGCAGTGCGTTGTTGCTTACAAAACCGCAGGTCAGGAACGTGTCATGACTTCTTGGCTAGCCGATGTGTCATGGTTGTGTCATCCTTGCACTGGTGTTAATGTGTCAACGTTGCATCGTCATTCTTACGACCCTGGAGGCTCTAATGACCACCCCTTCACCTGGGCGAGTTCTCGCTCGGCGTGCACAGCTCCGCCCATTGCAGGAACAGCGCTCCTACCTGCGGCTTTGCCTGAGCCAGAAGGGAAAGCGTCAATGAGCCGGGTGCGCAAAGTAGGCCAGGACTGGATTGCGGAGTGCCGCGAACATCGCAACCATCCCGAGGAGTACGTGATCTTCTGCTGGGGGTGGCTCGGCGCGATGGAAGCGATCTGGGGGCACCTTGCGATGCACGGTTGCATGGGCACCGGGAAGGGCGCACCATGGCAGTCATGACCATCACGTTGAGCGAGGCCATCATGGCCTTTGAGGCCGACCGCCGCGTCAAGGGCGCGGCTGCTGGCACGCGGCGCAACGACAGCCGCTGCCTGCGGATGCTGCTGGCCGACATCGGCAACATCCACGTCAAGCACATCACGGTCCATCACCTGGACCAGTTCTGGCTGTCCCACTCCAACTGGGCGCCGGGGACCTTCAACAACCAGCGCTCCATCCTCAACAACTTCTTCAACTGGTGCCGGGTCCGGGGGTACATGCCGCCGACGCTAGATCCCCTGGCGGGGACCAGGAAGCAGCGGGTGCCGCAGCAGCGGCGGATCATCATCCCGCAGCCCGAGTTCGCCAACGTGCTGGCCGGGTGCGCCGATCCGCGCCAGCGGGTCACCTTCGCCATCGGGCTGTACACCTTCGCCCGCATCGGGGAGATCGAGAACCTGCGCTGGCAGGACGTGAACCGTGACGACCGGGTGATCGAGGTGTACCGACCCAAGACCAAGTCGCTGGACGCGTTGCCGATGTGCGACGAACTGTATGCCGAGTTGGGCCGGTGGCGGATGACCTATGCCGCGATGGCGGAGCAGACCCCGCTGCCCGGCTGGTACGTGGTGCCGAACATGAGCATCCCCTATGGATATGCCACCAAGGGAGTGCGCGGGTTCACTGGTCTAGCCGACCGCAGGCTGCTCCCGGAGAAAAAGGCTGACCTGGGCAGGACAATCACTGACGGATTGCGAGATCAGGGGTACTTTCAGCGCGGAGAGGGAGGCCACACTTTGCGACGTTCGGGTGCGGTGGCCCTCTACAATCAACTTTCGTCAGTGGGTCACGACAGGGCGATTCGCACCTGTCAGGCAATGCTCGGGCACGCGTCGATCCAGACCACGGAGATCTACTTGCGGCTCGACCTTGACCGGAAGTCCGCTCACGATCTCCTCGCTGGCAAGCCAATGTTCCCTCAAACAAGCGGGGGTGCAGTGATCGAATTGGGAGGGGCCCGTGGTTCGGCAGATGGTTGAGTCGTTCCTCTGCGATGTTTGCGGCAAGGAGGGGGAGCGCTACACAGTCCAGTACCCGGACGGCACCTTGGTGCTGGACCGGTGCGACAAGCACAACCGCAAACTCATGAGCCTGCGCGACGAGCAGGGCACCTGGAATCGCCCCGAGGTAGCCCGGAACTCGTTCCGGCTCGCCACTCCCGATGACATCAAGGCGGCTCGGGCCCGGCACGGGAGCAACGGGAACGGCACGGCGAAGTCGTAGGAGCATGACAAAAGAGGGGCCCCTGATGGGGGCCCCTCTTCTTGTGCGTCTAGCGCAGGATGTGGCGGGCGAACACCGCGAGCGCGGTGCAGAACACCACCTTGCCCAGGGCGGTGTCGGTGGCCAGGACGGCCCGGGTGATCTCGGAGACCGTGGTGCCGTCGTGGCGGGTCGAGCGGACGTAGTCCAGGACCCCGAGGGAGCCGATGGAGGCCCCCCAGAGAATCGTCCATCTGAGGACCTGGGAGTCCTCCCACGGGCTAGGCCCCACAGAAGAGCTGCGAGGCGCTCCTAGGCCCCTTCTAGGCCTCCTGAGAGGGCACATTCGCGTCGGCCAGACCTAGCACGGCGTTGATGGCCAGCAGCCAGAGGGCGGACTCCTCCCCGTTGAGCACGCCGTAGCCCACGGCGAGGGCGAGGCCGGCGTTTGCCACCCGGTACAGGTAGCGCCGATGGGCGGGCTTGATGTCGCGCAGAAGGTCAATCACGGCGGTTCTCCATGTGCCAGTTGATGTGGTGGTCGAGCTTGTGCGCGAGGTCGCGCAGCGAGTCGTGCTGGTCGCTCTGGGCCCGGGCCAGGTTGTCGAGCTTGTCGAGCATCGTGGGGGGCGAGGAGATGTGGTGATTGGTGGTCACCTGCCGGTGCGTCTCCTCGATCTTGGGGCCGACCCGCCTGCCGGTGTAGGTGGTCAGGGCGGCGCTGACTACTGAGGCCACGGCGGCGATACCCGCTACATAGACCGTGGCCGTTGCGGAATCCATCACTCACGCCTCCAGGGTGCGTAGCTGCAAGATGACGACGCCGCCTGTGTGGTCGCCCGAGGGCGGCGTCGAGGGGGAGGTCTGGACGAACCGGATCGACTCGATCAGGGTGTCCACGCCAGGGTCGCTGGGATTGCGGGAGAAGTCCTGGTAGGTCACCGTGGCCTGGGAGTCCTCCAGGGCCTGGAGGGCTGCCAGGCGCTCATGGGCGTACCCGTCCGCGCCGTAGCGCTGGCCCGACTTGGCGGTCTCCCGGTCGAAGCACAGCAGCGGCAGCGTGTACATGCGCTGCGGGGTGATCGAGGGCATCGCCCGAACCAGGTACGAGTTCAGCTTGGGGTTCTGAGTGCCGGTGCGAGACAGGGTGAACTTGACGGAGAGGTAGCGCGAGGCCGCGAGGCTCGACATCGCCAGCGTGGCGTCGGGCGGCTGGCCCTGGGTGGTGTAGCTGCCCAGGGTGACGTTGCTGCCGATCTCGGGCACGGCCTCCACGGTGATGGTCCCGCTCAGGGCGGGGCCCCCGATATTGAGGTACTTCCAGGCCTTGCGCTCCGTGGTGCGGAACCGGATGCGGCTGGTCTGAATCCAGCCCGAGTCCACCAGCGTGCTGGAGGACTGCTTCCAGCAGCGCGTGTTGGTGCCATCCGAGTCGGTGCTGACGCCGTAGATGTCGTTGTCCCGGACCGCCAGTGAGGTGAACTGGCCACCGGTCGCCGTATTCAGCTCGGCATCCCGGGCGTAAGGGAAGGCCAGGTTTTCGGCGCCGGTGCCGGTGTCCACCTTGTAGATCCGGGGGTTGACGGCGGTCTCCCCGATGGCCACCAGGAAGAACCTGTCAATCGCCGTGATGGCGCTGCAACCCCAGTAGGAGAGCGTGTGGTCGGGGTCCTGGCGGATGATCAGTGGCCCGTAGGTGATGGAGCCGTTCTCACGCAGCAGCCCCACGCGGAAGCCGTGCGTGGTGCCGATGCCGATGTACTGCCCGGCCAGGATTTCGATGGTGCGGCACAGCTCGCCCGGGGGCAGGGTCGCCACCACGGTGGCGCCCGAGAGGGTGGGCAGGGCGCCGTCCGAGTCCAGGGTAATCATCTGAATGGAGGACGTGCGCCCGTCGTTCCCGGCGAAGTAGACCCCAGCGGGCCCCTCGGCAATGTCGGTGTAGACCCAGGACTTGTCCGGGTTGGTGTAGATCGCGGGCTGGATGGAGCCGGTGGCGAGACTGAGGTCGGGCTGCCAGATCTGGTTGTCGACCGTTACCCACAGCCGGTGCATGGCCCACGCCACGTAGGCGCCGAACGTGGCGAAGCCGGACGGGAGGTCCAGGTCGAAGATCTTGTCGGGGCTGGTCGTGGGCGTCATGGACTCGGAGGTGGCGAGCTGTCCCCCCATGGTGACCGCGTACCAGGTGTCGCCCTTGGTCACCACGTCGGCCACCGCGTCTGCGGGACCCGCGCTCCAGATCTCGGTAGTGCTGCTGGTGTCAATGGTGGAGAAGCCGAAGTCCTTCACGCCCGTGATGTATGAGGAGCCAATCTTCAGCCTGAAGACGTAGCTGCTCCCGAAGGCCTCCATCTTGCGCAGCAGCTTGATCTCGCCGGGATTCCACACGTCGACCCCCGAGGAGTCCCAGAAGCCGGTGAACTCATCGGTGCTGGCGGTGGGCTCGTACTTGTAGCCGGCCCCCCCGTGGAAGCTCGCCTGGGAGCGGCGCCACCAGCCAGTGAGGGACTGCTCGCCCGGGTCGGTCTCGGTGTCGAACTGCTCCTTGCGGATCGGGATCGTCTCGACGCTCTGCGGCAGCTCCTGGGAGGTGGCCAGCATGAACGGGACGCCGCCCACGGCGACGTCCCACTCCTGGCCAGACGGAGTGAAGGTGGCCATGGATTACCTCGCCAGGAAGTTGTGGCGGACGGGCTGGAGGTCGAGCAGGCGGCGGCGCTCCTCGGCCAGTCGGGACTGGTACATCGCAAAGAGCTGGTTGGCGATCTGCCCCGCGTCACTGGCCGCGACCACCTGGGCGCGGCTCACGTTCTCCACGTTGGTGAGCTGGAGCCGGGCGGGCCCGAGGAACCGGATCATCCGGGAGGCCACGCCGTAGAGCAGCAGGTCGGCGTGGGACTCGGGGATGCCTGCGGCAGCCAGCGTGGTGGTGAGGGTGTCGTAGGGCGCCTGGTAGTGCACCCGGATCTCGTAGCCCGAGCCGATGCCGTCGTAGAGATTGAGCACCGGGGCGGAGCTGGTGGCGTCGAACTCCCACCGGTTCATCGGACGCCAGTAGTCGCTGGGGTCGCTGGCCAGCCGGCCCTCCACGTTGAGCACTGCCCCGCACTCGGCGGGCAGGTCGTAGGACAGGTCGACCGGCTGGGCGTCCAGGGTGGTCGTCTTGACCTGGTAGAGCATCGGGTACAGCGCGGCGATCACCTGGTCCAGGGCCCGACCGATCTCCACCTTGGGGAAGGCGGGGTCGAAGGTCACCTGGGCGCTGATCGAGTGCGCCGCTGCGGTGGAGCCCCGGTACCCCCGCCCGTAGGGCGCGAGGGTGAGGGTGCCGGTGCTGGTCGAGGAGATGTAGACCAGCTCCTCGTCGATCTCCGCGATGCCGCGCATCACCCCGTCCGAGGAGTTCACCGAGAGGCTGGTGGCGCTCGCGGTGGCTGCGGCGGTCAGGTGCGTGCTCTGCTCCTGCAAGCCGGTGTAGGAGTGCAGGGCCGAGCTGATGCTCGCCACAAGGTCGGCTCGGGTGGTCATCGTCAGTCTCCGATGATGCTGTACGCCGCGAAGGTGAAGCTCGGAGTGGTACCCGTGATGGCGTAGCTCAGCCGGGCATAGAGGCCCTTGATGGTGAAGAGCTTGGTGACCTTGCCAGCGGCGGTGAGGGCAGTGAAGGTGTCGGCGGGGTCGGCGGTGAACCAGGTGGAGCCGTCGTTGGACCACTGCACCGAGACGGTCATGTTCGGGGTGGTGCCCGACACGGCGGTCACGTCGAGCATGACGGCCAGGTCATCACCGGTGCCGATGTCAAACAGCCCGGACTGACTGGTAGAGGTGACGGCTCCCGAGGCCTTGATGACCTTGGTGCTGCGGGTCTTACTGATTCTCATTGGTCATCCTTGGTAGGCGGAGCCAGTGATCTCGCTGGCTCGGATTGCTGACTGGACGTGGTGCGCTCGTGTGCTCTTGGGTTGGATGCCGTACGACCGGGCCTTCGCGTAGTCATCGAGCGTCTTGTCTGCCGCCCGCTGGGTGTCGAGGTGGTCGCCCGCCAGGGCGTTGGTGCGCAGGTTCTTGGCCCTCACGCACGCGCCCCAGGACGCGTGGTCCTGGGTGCGGCAGCTACTGGTGCAAGCCATGGTCGGCCTTTCGGTTACAGGGTGGTGACGCTGTAGCCCGCCGCTTCCAGTGCGGCGGCAACGGGCTGGGTCACCTCGTACTCGTAGCCACCTCGGAAGTAGTCGACTCCCTCGGTGAGCCCGACCAGCAGCTCGGGCGCGGGGCTGCGGATGGCGACGAAGGTGCCGTTGACCTTCACCAGCGACTTGGCGTAGGTGAGCCGGTAGTAGTGCAGCGGCAGCATCGTGGTGCGGATCGGTTCCTCGTGCGTGGGCGGCGAGAAGCGGAGGACGACCCCCGTCCCGGGTCCACCGGCAGCGGCACCGGCCCACACGACGGTGGTGACCACCTCGCCCAGGTGGGCGGTGGCGCCGGTGGCGACACCGGCCCAGGTGACGGCCCCGAGGGCGGAGCCGTCCTGGATGGTGGGGTCCAGGGACGTGCCGGTAGCCACTCCGCTCCAGGACACGGCGCCGGTGGCGGCACCGACCGTGGCCTGGCCACTGGTGGCCACTCCCGTCCAGGCGACGGAGCCAGTAGCTGCGCCCACTGGGCTGCGGGCGCCGGTAACTGCCCCCGACCAGGAGACCGAGCCAGTGGCCGCGCCGGTGCGGACCGCACTGGAGGCCGTGGTGGCGGACACGGGGTCCGACCAGTCACTGACCACCCGGGGCACCGTGGCCGGCTCCCAGGCGGCGACGTAGGCGATCTCCAGGTCGCCGGTGACCGACGAAGAGGGCAGGGTGTCCTCGGCCTCGGTCTGGAGCACCCAGCGGTGCGGGCCGTCCGGGACGTGGGTGCTGCTGGAGTAGCTGCCGATCAGGTCGCCGTCGAGCCAGAACTCCAGCTCGTTGTCCGCCCACACGATGCGGGCGACGTGCCAGTCGTTGCCGATGACCGGCTTGGTGCTCTCGAACTCGTAGGCGTTGTTCTCCGGGGTGGAGCCCCGCTCATGGACGAAGCCGCCGACCAGGGAGCCGGTGCGGAAGTTGGCCTCGGGGTAGTCGACCTCGCCGTCGCCCCACTCGTCGGACTCGGGCCACAGCAGGAACGCCTGCTTGTAGCCCGGGATGGCGGCGGGGACCCGGTAGCAGATCTCGTAGACGCCGTAGCTGCGGTCGCCGGTGTTCGGCGGCTCCAGGGCCTCGGTGCGGCGACGGGACAGGCCATCGGTGAAGTAGCGGATCTTGGCGATGCCGTCCTCGACCCGGACGCTGTTGCCGCCGTTGTACCAGGAGGTGGCCGGGGAGTTGGTCCAAGTGTTGGGGTAGGCGAACCAGCCCGGGTAGGTGCTGATGAAGCTACCCTCGGCACAGTCGGTGTCGAAGTCCTCGGCCAGGTACTGGGTCCAGCCCATGCTGGACAGCGAGTCGGGCGGCAGGTCACCAATCGGCAGCTCGGGAGGCGGGGCCTCCGCGCCGTAGGTGCGGTTGAAGGAGACCCGCTTGACGTCGGAGGAGTCGTAGCCCCCGAAGTCCACGGTGATCGAGGAGCCGGTGTCAGTGACGGTGACCAGGCCGTACTGCCGCACGATGCTGGTGCCGCTAGTGGGGTAGGGCCCCGAGCTGTAGGGCGTGCCCTTGTTGGAGAAGGTGTTGCCCCAGGGCGCCGCCTGGAGGACCGGGATGCCACCCACCGAGTTGCTGCCGTCGTCGGCAGCCACGGCGTGCATGTCGCCGCCCAGGCGGATGATGTTCTTGCCGCTGGCCGCGAAGAAGGCGCCCAGCTCCTGGCGCTCGGTGTTGTAGGCGAACCACTCGTCGTCGGGCGAAGAGGCCGCGCCGGTCCACGGCGCGTCACCCACCCAGAAGATCACCGGCTCGGTAGCGGCGGTGATGGTGTCCTTCAGCCACTGCTTCTGGGTGGAGCCCAGCATCGTCTTGCTGGAGTTGTCGGTCGCAGAGTTGGAGGACTTGAAGGAGCGCTCGTCGACCACGATGAAGCGCACCCGGCCATAG